CTTTGAAGAACCTGTATAAGACTTCCAATCTGAGTAGCCAACTGGCTTATTCTTCTTGTACTTCTTGAATTGCTTTTTACCTATGTATTTCTTATAGGTTCTCTTATTGTAGATTAGGTAGATAAACCCGAAGTAGTGGTCTGGATCAATCTCTTGGTCGTCAGAGTGGAGGACCCAATGTGTTGGTGAAGTATCTTGTCCTGCCATCTGTGCCTGTCTCGACAACAAGCCCGAACCCTTGGTTCGTGTTTTCCCAACACTCTTCTTTGAAGTCGCAGTAGACGCAACCCGTCTTGAGATATTCCCTACCTTGCTTTGTTCTGGAAGTAGTGTAGCACTTTTCCGGGGGCTCTTCTTGCTTGATGATTTCTTTGACTTCGGTGATTCTTTCTTGCGCACTAGGCAGCTCCAAGCTGTGTACAGACATGTAGCAGATTTCTCCTGACTCCTTATTTAAGACGAGGAAACCTCCTTCATCCTTCTCCCCATCAGCTTCCATGTACGCCCCTATTTGCTGCATGTAACCGAAGGGATCATCAGAAAGATCTCCTTTCTTAAACTTTCTGAAGCCGTAAGACGATGCGGATTTACAATCAACAACATGACCATTGATCTTGGCATCTATGTGACCCTTCACAGAGTCAATAATGTACTCCTTCTGTGTGTCAGTAACTTTGTAATTACCTGCTGTCTTAACAATAAGAAGCAGGAGGGATTCAATAATGTGCCCATACGTAAATTTAAGTTTAGTATCGTATGGGAGGGTCTCATTCTCGGAACTTCTGGTACGATTAGATTGATACCAGAGTTGCCTATTCTTTCTACCCAGTGATGAGAATCGGAGTTTACCCCCATCACCTTTTCTTGAATCCCTCCTAAAGAGAGAACCAACAGCCTCTTCTATTTCAGCAAGGAACATCTTCATGTCGTCTGCAGAAGGAGAAGACTCACCACTTTCGATGGTCTTTCGAAGATCATTCACAAGGTGTTTTAGAGAATTGGCCATTAGTTTCTCTCTTTATCTGTTGTTCTTAAAAGGGAAGGTCTTCATCAGGATCATCAGTAGATGCTTCTACAGGTGGGGCCTCATCACCTGCAACAAACCCCTCCTCTTCTGAGAATCCATCGTCCTCAGAGATGTAGTCCACAAGATTAATAAGCTGAACCTTATCTAATGAGTACCCCCACTTGTTCCACTTGGTCATATAAAACTTAGAGACAAGAACCTTGACATCAGAACCCCAGCCAATCCGATTTAGAAGATCTGTAGGAACAGGATTCTTCTTAGCATCAACAACTGATGGGGCCTCATTGTCTTCACCACCCATCCGCTTAACATTCTTATGAAGATTGATAAAGGGGTTGGACATGATATCAGTGGGCGGTTTAATTGTCATCTCATGCGTTGATGCAAGGGACTGCTGATCACTGTCAATAGACAAGGCCATACCCCAACGTGGCGTATAAGCAGTATCAGGATACTGTGGATGAAGATTGTTGTAATACATCTTCCCTGTCAGAACGTACCGTTCAGAATCTCGGGATTCGTTTTGTTTAGCAGCCATTTTTTATTCTCCTGTGTGTATCTGTGTATCAGTCTCATGGACTGGATAGTAGATGGGTATGATAGTGGAAATTTCAATGGGTTTCTGCCCAATTTTTTCCGGTCTTAACGTCGCAGTCTAGTTCGCAACGGAACTTCAGAATATCTTTAACACTCTTTATTGCTTTGCAAGCTACCTCCTTAAGTTGTTCAGCCTGTTTATCCAGAACCTCCCACTGCATCTCGTCGTGAACATTCACCACAGGGAAGGCCCTGATATTATCTTGAACTACCAGATCATCCATCTGGATTAACCAGTGTTTACAGATTACTGCCCCAGCACTTTGTAAGAGATAGTTAAGTGCAGTGTGGGGGAAGTTAACAGGTATCTTCCTTCCGTCGATACCCTTAATATATTTACGTGCTGCAGCCCTGTCAACCTTTTCTTTTAAGAGACCGAACTTTGGTAGTGAACTCATGAAATTATCAATTAGTTGTTGGCCATCTGCCCCAGTACCTCCTACTATTGAACCAATCTTTTTAGATCCAGCCCCATAAATTAGGGCATAGATGAATGTCTTAGCCTGATCTCTTGTCTCCAGTCCTGCTTTGTTCTGGTTAAAGGTATGGATGTCACCATGGATTACTTCCTGTGAAAAATCTGTGTCTCCCATGTAGTGGGCCAGACATCTAAGCTCAAGAGATTTAGCATCACAACCTAGTAAGATGTACTCAGGTTCACGTGGCACCCATACCTCCCTACATAGGAGGCCGTAAGGGGCTCGTGTGGAAGGCACCTGTGCCATGTTAGGTTTTGAATGTGTCATCCTACCTGTGATAGTCCCAAGTGGATACACGCTACCATGCACCAGATTATCTGAGTCTGCTGCCTCGATCCATGAGTTAACCTGAGCCCTACGTTTCTGAAGAATTAAGTAGTCAACAAGTTTTAAAGACTCGGGTGAGTTTATCTCTGAGAGAATTGTCTCGTTAACCATAGGCTTCCCAGTCTCAGTAAACTTCTCAGGCTCCCACCCATACTGCTTGATAAGTCGGTCGGCAATCTGTTGTCGTGATCCCGGATTAAATGGGATGACCTTTGTCTTTGTCTTAAGGTGAATGATAGTAGGCTCAAAGATTTTCTGGAATTCTTCTTCAATCTTATGAATCTTATCGCTCACTGTGGCAGAGAACTCCATAACAAGTGGGATGTTAAGGCAGAACCCACTCCTCTTCTGTCTGGATATGATGTCTCTGACCCTGTACTCTGTTACCAAAACATTCTGCGGTATGTCTTTGTTCTGGAGGGCCATCCATACCTTACCTGTAAGATCAACATCGTTCTTACAGTACAGTAGCATTTCTTCTGTAAGACCTGATGAGAAGTCTGAGAAGTCATCCTTCGGATAGTTAAGAATATTACCCCAGTTTCTCAGTGAGTGACCACCCTCCCTCTTATTGCTTTCAAGTTGGGACATGATCATTGTATCCCCCATCTGATCTAGTCTGATGTTCATCTTTAACAACCTGTTAATAACAGGGACGTCATAGTCAATCAGATTGTGGCCGACGAACATGGTGGTGGTATCATTCTTAAAACGTATCCTGAAATCATTCAGACTAGGATGTCCCAGAAGACCTTGATATGTGAACACCTCATGCTTACCAAAGTTTACCTGATTACTCCCGGGTGTCTGGATGATTTCTTTCAGCACCACACAGTAAATTAAGGATGGGTTAAGAGAGTCTGTCTCGATATCAAGTAAGTAAGTCGTGGTCATGATTAAGCATCCTTCTGATCATCTCGTGCAGAGACACTGTGGGTCTCCACCCTAGTACATGCTTAGCTTTTTCTGCTGATCCACAGAGTCTTGTAACATCCTTAGGTCTCATCTCGTTGGGGGTATTGTGTACCACAGCACCAGTCCAGTCGTCAACACCAATCTGTTTGAAGGCTATGTCCAGAAAATCTCTGATAGAGTGTGTCTTACCTGTGGCCAGAACATAATCACCGGGGGTATCGTGTTGAAGCATCATCCATATACCCCGTACATAATCTGGGGCGTATCCCCAGTCTCTTACTGAGTCGATATTACCAAGCTTTAACGGGTTGTTCGTGGATGCTTTCAAAGAGTGTGGTGAATCGGCCTTCAATATGTCCTCCCCGTATTTGTCATACTGGGCAACCCAAGATGTGATCTTCCGTGTTACAAAGTCTGTAGGTCTGCGTTCGCTTTCATGATTGAAAAGTATTCCGCAACATGCCCAGACATTAAAAGAGTCTCGGAATACTGAGACCATCTGATGTGCTGCTGTTTTTGAAACACCGTAAGGGGAGTGAGGGATGAGTGGGGTATCTTCATCAGCCATCCCTTTATATACAGTCCCATACATTTCAGATGTGGATGCCTGATAAAATCTTGTATGGGGAGACCCTGTCTTAATAGCATCAAGCATCCTGACTACAGCATTGGTATTAGTATCGAAGGTGGCGTCAGGGACGGTAAAGGAATAGCCCACATGAGATTGTGCTGCCAGATTGTACATCTCATCAGGCTGCTTCTCCAGAATAATCTGCCGGATAAAAGATGAGTCGCAAATGTCACCATAAATTTCCTCATAGTTATTAGGGTAGTTCTCCTGAAGATCGTAGTTCTTGGCAGTCAATCCCATTGTACCTGTGGTAGGTCGTCGGCTTACCCCTGTTACAAAGTAACCTTTTGATAAAAGGAGAGATGAAAGATAGTAACCGTCTTGTCCGGTCACCCCTGTAATTAGTGCTGTTCTCATTTTAAAATGTATCCTCTATGATGTTGTCGTCTGGTTCATTATGATCTTCGTCCATGTCCTGCTCACTCAGGCGTCCAGTATCTTTATTCCATAGGAGTCTGGAGGCAGGCCCTGTCTCACCTGAGAACCTGTTCTTCAGAACCCGGACGATAGTCGTGTTCCTTACAATCGGGTCATCATCCTGAGAGTTTCTTTCTAACCCAACAACCATATCAGATAGCTGGGCAATACCGGCTGACCCCCTAAGCTGGGCCAAGGTTGTTACACCACCGATCTCATGACCACCCCCATTCTGTGGACGCTTCAGGTGTGACACAATAAACAGGGCCACATTAGTTTCTTGTACTAACATCCTAAGCTTGGTCATAATCTCATCAAGAGCCTTACGCTCATCCCCGTTATCCTGAGACGATACGATGATTGAAAGATGGTCTAAGAAAATATAGGTACACTCTAGTCCCTTGATCATGTACCTGATACGGGAGACGATGTTATCAATATCTGCCGAACCAAAGTGATCGTATAAGAATACTCTGCCGCAGCCCACAGTTGAGTCAAAAGATTCTCTTTGTTCTTCTTCTGTGTACACAGTTACTGGGAGATGGAGTTGCTTGTTAGCATGGATAGACATAAGACCTAGTGCTGTACGTCTGATACTTTCTTCAAGAAAGATAGCCCCAATATTAGCATCCTCTGTTACGTGCAGAATGTTATAGATAATTTCTCTCATGATAGCAGACTTGCCAATACCAGAGCCTGCTGTGATAGTGACAATCTCACCACGACGGATGCCGTAAGTAATATTATTCAGCTCTTCCCATGGGTATGGGATTGAATTATTCTCAGGTTCTGTGCTGACAATGTCCCAGATATCTTCACCTGAGATAATACCGTCGGGGGATAGGGGCTTAGCGTTCCACCATTCACGGGTGTACAAGGCGGTCTCCCCAGACTTAAGATAATCGGCTGGGTCTTTCTTGGAGAGCGGGACAATAACACACTTACCAATCTCAAAGATCTCGGACAACTTCTCGGAAGCCTTACGTCCCGGCTCATCATTGTCCAAGCACAGTACAATCTTGTCATACCTGTCGAAGAAGTCTAGGTTTTTACGAATGTCTTTCTCCGCAGCAGCAGCCCCATTTCTCAGAGAAACCACAGGCCACTTAGACCCAAGCATCTGGTAGGCTGCCATAGCGTCTAACTCACCCTCAGTAATTGTTACATACTTTCCTCGTCCGTTGAACAACTGTTGTCCGAACAAAACAGCCTGATCAAACTGATGACCTGATCCCTCTGGGCCATGGATTGTGAAGGCTTTGTTAGAACAGTTGCGCTTCTTGTAAGCAACAATCTTCTTCCCAGTCTTTTCATAAAAAGGGTAAACATGGGCTGTGATATTAGACTCTGCATCTTTTAAAACCTTTACACCGAAAGTTTCTGCTGTGTCTCGGCTGATCTTACGGTCAGTAATCTCTGATAGAATCATCTTAGGTTTGAAAGATGAGTCAGAGGTCTGTACTTTTGGGGTGTTGTAATACCTTGTTGGTGCTGGGTTTACTTCTGAATCTAGCATAAATCCCTCTGGGTTAACGTTGTATCTGGGCTTCCTACATACATAGCAGTAGGTACGATAGGCAATCCTCCCATCATCGAATGTATCCCGGTAAATACTATTACCATCACTGGACGAACACTCGTCGCAGTTTGTTTTCTTTAATTCTTCTGATCTTTTCCCGATCATCAGTACG